CAACTGCTTTTGCTGAGGCTACCCTTGAGAATCTTCTTTTGGCTCTAGCATTTAACTCAGACGAACTATCTGGATCAAAGGCATCTAACGCAGGACAGGTTTTAAACCTATCAGGTGGAGATATCGGAGAATGTCCAGTAGAGCGTGGAATTGTTGCAGTAGGACCTGGCACAGGTGACTGTATTGACTCTCCATTCGTGGAACGTGTTTATACAGCATATCGTGCTTTGTCAATTGAAAACGTAACAGTTTCAGCAAAGCGTGATGAGGCTTCAATGTTTGAAGTATCATTCCGTTTGCTACCAGAAGATACTTCAGGCTCATACGGTAAGATCGTTGATCGTACCTTCGGAGACCTATTGTCTTAATAGTCTAACTATTCTACATAGCCCATGTCTTCGGATGTGGGCTTTGTTGTTTTATGATAGAATAGATTTTATATGGCAACTACAATATATAAAAGTGAAACAGCATATTTATTTGATGGAACAGAATTAGAAATAATACCATTAAAAATAAAATACCTTCGTGAATTTATGATAGCCTTTGGTAATATTAAAAATACTAAAAACGACGATCAGGCAATTGAGGTATTAGTAGAATGTGTCAGAGTTTGTATGAAACAGTACTGTCCTAAAATTTCTGGTACTGTTAAAGATATTGAAGATAATGTAGACATGCCAACTATATATAAGGTACTAGATGCTGCTGCTGGTATTAAAATTAATAAAAAATCAGAGGAACCAGTAAAAGATCAGGCAATTGGTAGTGGTCAAACTTGGGAGACTTTAGATCTTGCAAAATTAGAGGCAGAGGTATTTTTGCTGGGTATTTGGAAAGATTACCAAGAACTAGAAATATCTTTATCAATGCCAGAACTCATGGCAACTTTAGAGGTAATTAGAGAATTAGATTATACAGAAAAGAAATTTTTGGCTGCAATTCAGGGGGTAGACCTAGATAAAGAATCAAATAAAGATAAAGGTCAAAAAGAATGGGAAGACATGAAAGCCAGAGTATTTAGTAAAGGCAAGACAAATGATAGCAATGATGTTTTGGCTTTACAAGGTATAAATGCACAAAAAGCAGGGTTTGGCATAGGACAAGGTTTGGATTACGAAGACCTAAGAAAATAGTCTCCTTATGCTATAATTGACATAGCCTATATAGGAGGATACACAATGGCAACAACAGTACATGAGGGTGAAGAACTTGTTCTCATGGATGGCACAAAGATTAAGGTACGTCCACTTAAAATTTCTTTGCTTCGTCCATTTATGAAGAAGTTTGAGCAGGTGGCAGGGGTAGCAGAGGATAATGAGAAGTCAATGACTCTTCTTATTGAATGCGTACAAATTGCCATGGAACAATACAATCCAGACCTGTCTAAAGATATTGCTAAACTAGAAGAGGTCCTAGACCTTCCAACAGTTTACAAAGTTATTGAAGCCGCTTCTGGAGTTAAATTAGCAGATGCAAACGCTCTTTTAAACACAGTGCTTGCAAACAACTAAATAATAAAAGAGGTGTAAATGAATGGCTGATGTAAATGCTAATATTGGCGTACATATTGATACGTCAGCGGCACTGGCAGAACTTAAAAATCTCCAACGTCAATTAGCAACTTTTCATTCATCTGTAGCAAAAAATAGCGCTACCGCAGCAGCCGCTCAAAAAAGTTTACAGACCAACCTTTTAAATGCTATAAATGCAACTGGGAAATTTAATGCCCAGATGGGGTTGGTAAGAAGTTCTACGGAATCTTTTACTCATGCATTAGAGACTAATAAACTCTCAATGCGTGAGTATTTCCGTTTTGCAGGCGGATCTACAAAAACATTTGGAAGATTATTTAAACAAGAGTTTAACACAATTGGCAAGGTAGCCGAAGAACGTGTTAAGAAAATGCAGACCCAATATATTAAAATGGGTCGTGATGCTAGCGGTGCTATAAAAGCAATGTCTATTACTCCAAGAACTTTGGAGATAAATGACTACGCAACTAAAACAGCCATTGCAGCACAAAAACAGGCACTACTAAATCAATTATTAAAACAAGGATCTACCAACCTTTTAAACTTTGGTAAAAATACCCAGTGGGCAGGACGCCAACTTATGGTTGGTTTTACAATTCCTCTTGCTTATTTTGGCACCACCGCTGCCAAGACCTTCATGGATCTTGAAAAACAAGCAATTAAATTTAAGCGTGTTTATGGAGATATGTTTACAACAACTGAAGAAAGTAATAAGGCTTTAGCAGATGTTCAACGACTTGCGGAAGAGTTTACTAAATATGGTGTTGCAGTTGCAGAAACTATGGAAATGGCAGCAAATGCTGCAGCAATGGGTAAAACTGGTGCAGACCTTACAGCACAGGTTGCTCAGGCTACTCGCCTTGCAGTTCTTGGTGGTGTAGAACAAGCCCAAGCACTTGAAACAACTATATCCGTTACAAATGCTTTTGGTGTAGCAGCAGAAGATTTAGCAAGTAAAATAAACTTCCTTAACGCAGTTGAAAACCAGACCGTAGTATCTATTGAAGATTTAACCATTGCAATTCCAAAGGCTGGACCAGTTGTTCAACAACTTGGTGGAGAAGTTGAAGATCTTGCTTTCTTTTTAACCGCTATGAAAGAGGGTGGTATTAATGCATCAGAAGGCGCTAACGCACTTAAGTCTGGCCTTGCATCATTAATTAATCCATCAGAAAAAGCAAGCAAAATGCTTGCCAGTATGGGTGTTAATATCAAGGCAATAGTTGAAGGAAATCAAGGCAATATAAGAGAAACAGTTATAGATTTTGCTCAAGCCTTAGATACTTTAGATCCACTTAATCGTGCTCGTGCTATTGAACAATTGTTCGGTAAGTTTCAATTTTCACGTTTATCAACGCTATTTCAAAACGTAACTAAAGATGGAACGCAGGCCGCTAGAGTATTAAGTCTTGCCACTGCGTCAGTTGAAGAACTTGCAATAATGTCTGAACGAGAACTTGGCGTATTAGAAGATTCAATTAGTACAGACTTTAAAGAATCTATAGAAAATCTTAAACTTGCAATAGCCCCAATAGGTAAAGAGTTTTTAAAGGCAGTTACACCAATTGCAAAAGCCCTTGGAGGATTTTTAGAAAAATTTAATAATCTTGGAGACGGAACTAAGAAATTTATTGTTATAGCAACAACACTTGTTGGTGTAATTGGACCAGTATTGTTAATGACCTTTGGTTTACTTGCCAATGGTGTTGCAAATATAATAAAACTATTTATAACAATGCGTTCAGGATTTTTAAAGGCTGGAAGTAATACCACTCTTCTTGCACAACAAACTCAATATTTAAATACTGAACAGTTAGAAGCAGCCACAGTTGCTGCATCTTTAAATCAGGCACATACAAGATTGACCCAGTCATTTGCAATAGAAACAACAGCGGTTAAATTATTACGTCAAGCATATATTGATGCAACTTTTGCAGCACTAAACTTTGCTAGAGCAAATCCAGGAATGATGATGCCAGGATTTAAACCTGGTATGCAAGGTGGAAAACCAAAAGGTTTTGCATCTGGAACAACTGGATTGCCAGGACCAAAAGGTGCAGGAGATATCATTCCAATTCTTGGTGCCCCTGGAGAAGCAATTATTCCAGCAAAAGTTGCACAAGATGAAAGATTTAAACCAATTATTAATGCAATGGTTAATGGAAAACTTCAGGGATATGAAACTGGAACAATTGGACTAAAAGTTCCTGCAGATCTTAATCCAGAAAATAAAAGTTATAATGCTAGTCAAAGATCTGCAAATGGTATTCAACAACTTTTAAATGAGTTTGTTAAAAACCCTAATGGAACTTATAATTATATTGATCCTGAAGGTAAATACAGCAGATTAAATATACCAGCAGCAGAAATATCAAAAGCAATAGACGAAAGATATGAACAAAATAAAAATAGAGTGGGTGGTAATGTATTTACAGCAAGTCAAATTAAAGACAAACTTGGTTTAACTAAAACTGGAAGTGTTGCTCGAAACACTAGACCAGGAGATACGTCTAAATCGAACGAAATTAAAAAAGTTATTGAAAAAATAAGAGCACAAAACATTTTTGATTTTGAAGGTCAAGGAGAAGCAGACGCAATAAAAAAACGTCTTCAAGAAAAAGGTCTTTTTAATGAAAGACAATTTAATAAATTAATTCAGGTAGAGGCTTCACACATTAAACCATCAATTGGTCCAGATGGGAAAAAGGTTTGGGATCTTAAAAATCTTGTTTTAGACAGAGGATATGTAAACAATTTTCTTTCAACTAATTTACAAGGAAATCTTGGCAAAAATTTAATACAAATGTCTGCAGAGGAACTTAAATCAAAAGGAATTGATAAAAACGTACTATCAGATTTTTATCGTAAAAAAGGAATTAAAGGTTCTGAAACTCATCCAGTAACACAAACACAAGCAAAAACTTTACAAGGAATTGCTCGTTACGTAATTTCACAAGATCCAAAATCTTTAAAGAAAATGGGAATATCAAATCCACAAAATGCTTTATATCAAGCACATGCGCTAGATGCTGGACTAGATCATAGATTTAAAAATAATACCTATGGAACTAAAGGATTAAAAAATTTACAAGATTTTCAAAATATTATTTTAACTAAAAGAGAAAAGGTTCAATTTAACGATGGTAAAGAAAAAACAGTAACTGGACAAACTGGAACATCAAAGCCACCAGGAATGCAAGTATCTGGCGGTGCAGCATCAGATAAAAGAGTTATACCTGCAAAAAATGTATCAAGAGTTATACCTGCTAAATTTGGATTTAAAGGTTCTGGAAGTGTTGCATTTGGTGCAGCAGGTGGTTTTGATGCTAATGGAAATCCTATTTCAACAAAACCAGGAATGGCTATTTCTGAAATAGAAAAACAATTCCGTGCCGAGCAAAATTCACTAAGACGTAAAGTTCAAAAAGCAGAGAGAGATAGAATTCGTGCATTAAAAGAAGAAACAGTTGCAACTCAGAAAAAAACAAAGGTAGTTAATGAAACGATTCCTTTAACAAAAGAACAAATAAAACAACAAAAAGAACAATCAAGACAAATGAGATCACAAGCAATTGGTAGAGTTGCAGGACCAACAGCAGGACTTGCAGGTATGGCTTCTATGGGTGCATTTATGACTGGCAATGTTGGTGCGGGTACGGCACTAATGGGTGTGTCTGCAATTGCTTCTATTGCCCCTATGTTAACAAATCCACTTGCAATAGCAGTTGCAGCAGCAGCCGCACTTGCTGGAGGATTTTTCTTATTAAATAAACGAATGGCTGATGCAAGAAAAAAACAAATAGAATATATTGACTCTGTAACATCAGGAACCAAACAAATGCAAAAGGTTGGTGAAATAACTGGAAAAGTTGGAGCATCACAAATTGCACAAAGACAAAGAGAAACTGGTGCAAGAACAAATGAATTTAGAACGGGATATGATCGTGAAGATAATCAGTTTGGAACTAATTTCTTAGCATCTGATATTGGCAAAGAAATATTTAAAGGATTTAATGACACTGTAGCACAAGACGGACCAAAGGCTGCTAAATTATTAGCAACACAACTTGCAACTTATATTTCTGATGGAGTCATGTCAGCAGAACAAGCAAATAGTGTAGCAAGAGCAATTGGTATTAATCTTGGAGATATGTCTATAACTTCACAAATAAATGGTACATTAAGAGAACTTGTTGGTCCAGACGGACAAGATTTATTAAAAGATCCGCTTAAAGTAAGAATAAATATTGTTACTCAACAAAATGAAAACACCCAAGATCTTGTTGATGTATTTCAGGCAGAAAGTGGAACAACTACACAGTCGGATAGGGCAAGAATGGGTTATGTTTCTGCTGCTGCTGTCTCGGCAACAAAAAGTTTACAAATAACACAAGCACAAAGAGATGCTCAATATCAAAATAATCAAGCAATTATTGATGGTTTAGAAAAACAAAAAGCAGCAACTACAGACAAAGTAAAACAATTACAATTAGAAAATCAGATTGTTAATGCAAAAACAAAACAAAAATTAGAAGATCAAGTTCTTGCAGAAAAAAATAAACAAAATCTTAAAACTGTAGAAGACAATTTTAAAAAAATAGATCAAGAAGCAACAAAATACGGAGATACATATATAGCAACTTTACGTGATAGTATTAAAATAAGTCAAAAAGATAATCCATTTAAACAACAATTCCTTGACGCAATGTCAGATCTAAAAGATGAATCACTAGAGGTTAAAATAACAACAGCAGTAGAGGGTGGACTGTTAAGTCCAAAAACAACAATAGATTTAATAAATATGTTTGCGGGAGAAAAAGATTCCGAAGCAAAAATTAATAATATTATAAATACAACATTAACATCACAAGATCCAGGAGTTTTTGCAACTTATATGAGCATTGTAAGTGGTAAAAATATAGATTCAAAAATAAAACTGGAAATTTTATCAGATCAAGAAAAATTTGAAGACAGGGTAAATGTTTTAAATAGATTAAAAGATCTTGATGGAGACGCTATAAATCTTGAAGTTTTAGTAAATGAACTTGATACTGAAGGTTTAGATAAACTTGCTAAAAGTTATAGAGCAATAGAAAATATTAAAGGTCCAATAACTTTAAAAACTATAAATGAAATAAAAACAATTACAGGTGATGAAGGTTTAAACATGTCTGGTCTAGTTGATATTTGGAGTAAATATGAAAATTCAACTGATGAAATAAAGAAAACGGTAATACAAGAATACATTGCTATTTATAAAAGTATTGGTGATAAAGAAGTAGAAGATTTAATAAAAAAAGAACTCTCAACTGGTGGATCTCCTGACGGATTAGAGCGTAAACAAACAGCATTAAAAGCAAAATATTATAACAAAGATGGTACGGTAAATGCCCCAGCAGTGGCAGCCGCATTAGTTTCACAACGGGGTGCAAAAGCACCAAATGAAATTCCAAAAGGACCCCAAGATCCTTTAGATTCTGGATCAAGAGATACTACACTTGATAATCTTTTAAGGAAATTAAAACTAACAAGAGATGCAAGCATTAATGCTCAAGGAGGATTAGAAGAACTTAGAAGGGTATTTAAAAAGTCAAACGGAGATATAACAAAGTTTTCAGGAGTTATACAACAACTTAATGCAGCAGGTGCTGACACAGGCTTTATTGATTTTGTTTCTAGTCTAGACAATGAAACTCAACGGGTATATCTTAATACCGAACTTCTTAAAAAAGGAATTGTACAACTCACTAAAGATGGTAAAATCGCAATGGACTTATACAAAGAAGCAGCCTTGGGTGCTTTTCAAGAAGATGCAGATTCACAAATTAGAAATATAAATGCACAAGTTGATGGTTTTAAAAGATTAACTGCTGCTGGAGTTGGTGTTGCAGATAGTATAAAATTAATAGCAGATGCAGAATTTATGAGATCACTTTCTCAAGCAAAAACTATTAAAGAACTTGATGCTTTAATTAAAAAAAATAATGAGTTAAAACAAGCACAAACAAATCTATTACTTGCTACTGATCCAACACAAGCATTTAAAGACAGAATGGAAGAAAGTTTAAAATATTATGATTTTCTTGAAAGACAGGCAAAGGCTTCTGTTAAATTAGAGATTGATAGAATAAATGATCTTATTGATGCAAATGAAAGATTAATTCAAACACAAGAAAGATACATTGAAGAAAACATTAATAGAGTAATTGAGCAATTTAATCAAGATTTAAATTTAATTGATAGATCCATTACAAAGATTAATGAAAAATATGATGCACAAGAAAAGGCTCTTCAGGAAATATCAGACATTAATGATGATATTGCTGCTAAAGAATCATCAAGAATTTCAATTGCTGACGCATTAACAAAAGGAGATATTTCTGCAGCAGCAAAGGCTATACAAGAAGAGCGACAAGCCGCCGCTCAACGAGCACAAGAAAAAAGTTCTAAACTTTTACAAATTGCAAGAGAAAAAGAAATTGCTAAAATAACAAGTGCTAGCGGTCTAACAAGAGTACAAATTGAAGAAAAAATATATTCTCTTGAACAAGAAAGAATACCTCTTGTTGCTAAAATTTTAAAACTACAAGATGATAATTATAAACTTCAAAATGTTACATTGCGTGCACAGGAAGATTCTTTAAAGGCAACACTTAAGGGTATTGATGCTGCAAGGTTTGCATATGAACAACAAGTAATTGCTATAGAGGCAGCACAGTATGAAGCAAACGGTTTTAATGGTATTTTATTAGTTGCTGAAGCCACACTCTTAAGAATGAAAGCCATTTGGGATTCACTAAATTCAAAGTCTGCAATAAAAACAACAACTGTTGCAACTGGAACTAGTCAAGAAATTTTACAAAAATCATCTTTGGCTAGTGCAAATAAAGAGTATTTTGAAAAACAAGTATTTCCCGCAGTTGAGTCTGGCACTATAGGTGGCAAT